GGTGGAGCTATTGCTACTCAGTAATCTGAGGAAGCTACTCTTACTAACTAGTTGCCCGAAGGCAGGCAGCACACCCTCCGAAGAGGCGCCACACCACTAACTTTCATTTGTTCTTCAACAGGCCTTTCGCGACTGTCCCTACCCCGGCGGTAGTAAACAGACTCACCATTGGTCGCCCTACTGCTCTGGAAGCAGCCCCGCGACGTGTTTCGTATAGTTACGTTATAAGAGTACCGGTACTGACTTAACCGGCCGCGGATTTTAAGCCGCCACTAATCACCTTCCTCGGAAGGATCATTCACTCTCTAACTGCAACTCCTGTGCGGCAATTTAAGGCGCTAAGATACGCACCGCGGTCTCGTAACCCCAATACACTCATTGAGCTCAAGGGGATAGATTCCTCCGCGAGTGTTACGACCTACAGGGCTGGCCCCGCCGTTAACCACAGGCTCACTACGTCCACACACGACCAACCAGAAACGATGTGGTTCCCACGGAACTCATCCCTAGACGTCCAGAGGACAAAGGCTTATAAAGCCAGCGTCCCAGTTGTCTCTGAACAGAGCCAACTCATCTAGGCCTCTCCTTTCTTCGTCAGACTGAAATGTCGCCGGAACGACAAACCAGCCCCGCTCATTTTCTGCCTTATAGGCAGGGCGCTTCCAGACAAAGGAAAGCGCACTCACTCGCTTGAGCTTACGATAAGAGTAAGTCCGACGTACAGAACCGCAGGACGGATTCAGTACGTCTCTCTTCAAACCTCCCATTCTCCCGTGTGTCCACAAAGACGACCGCAAAGCTTCGGCCTCGCACGGGCTAGGATCCCTTCCGGTGATCACTAGCAACTCCTCAGGGAACGAACGGTCGACAACCGGTTCCGGCAAGGGCGTATAAGTTCTACGCACCCTGAGGCCCGACTCTCTCAAATGAGCCGGGTAGCCTTGATGGCCAAGTTGAGAAGGGAGGAAACCCCATCTCCTACCGATCCGACACCTAGAGTAGGCGTCGACCCAGCACTGGGCAGATGTAACGGCTTTCGCCATATGCATCATACCACAGTAATCGGTAGGAGCTCCTCCTCTCCTTAGATGGCGTACTTCGCGCCATTTCCCACCTTGTCTAAGATATGCGGTAGAGTTGACCTCAGCCACATTCATAGCCCGTATTGTCTTGTCATCGTTGAGTCGGTACCCAGAAGGGTAGTCCTGCACGGTGACATATCGTGATGCCGAGATGACGCAGTCATCCCCATTTACGATATAACGGGCTCCACTATCGAACCGTGCTGCCCAGGAGGCAGCACAGTAAGACTGGAGACACAAAAGGGGGAAGGAGAGGTAGGACCCCATCATCTGTCCTTGACGGACCCGCTTTAACGCGCCATCCTCAGCCTGAAAAACAGGGCTAAGAGAACCTTCCGCTAACAATCGGAGGGAACGAGGAATCTTCACAGAAGTGAAGAAGAGCGCGTCAAGGAGTGCCTTAGCCACATCGTGGCGAAGGCCGTCAGTTGCCGCTACCAGATCGACAGAGGTCTGATAGTCGTTAACAAGGACAGATGCCATCCTTTCTTCGGTCGGAGGACCGCAAAGGAGCCAATCCTGCTTGCCCAATGTGTGGTACATCAGGCTATGCATTGGCGCAAGAAGATCGACCCGCTCATCAAAGATGAGAAGAGGACGCTTCTTGCCCGCAGATTGGACTTCTTTGTAACGTGCGAAGAACGTGCTGCTAAGCTCGCTCTCTTTGGTCGCACAGTTAAAGAAATCATCCCTACGGCCGGCCCAAAGATGGTCGGCGCGAGATCGCTTAGGCTCTCTCGCAGTAGGATTAGGAACATGACGACCAACGAAGTCGTTGTAGTTCCTGTCCCACCCTGCAGGGAATACCCGAGTTGCCACACGCCGAACGTGAGCAAGGTACTCGGGGGATGAAGGGGGAGGTTGAGAGAGTACGTTCTCTTCCCACTGAGAACGTACTGACGGAGTGTGTAGGTGGCAACCTGCTGGCAGGTTACGTTTAATCGAGGAAACGGAGTGGGCAAGCCCCCACCGATCTCTTCTACACAGTCTTTGTAGCGAACAAAGACCGTTTTCCCCTCGTCGCTGGCGACGAGGGAAGGCTACAGAGGTCCGCTCCTTACCCTGTAGCAAAAGAAAAGAGAGGAAACGAGAAAGTTCACCAGGATTGCTGTCCGGTAACTCAGAGTACGGAAGACCGTACCTGACCCGAATCAACAACAACCCATTGTGGATCGTTTCCTTGGTATCACGCTCTGCACGAAGGCAGGCGTGACACCGCTTAACGGTAGAACCTCTGGAGGAATTATCTACCGAGCGCGTAACGGGCGCCACACGGCTACTGCTGTGATTGGAAGTCAACTTACGCAGAGCAGACATCGACAAAAGAGTCAAGAAGTCTGCGTTTCCTTAGTGAGGCGGGTGCTTTTTACCCACTCGCCACACCGTTTAACCGTAGAACCACTGGTGGGATTATCTACGGAGCGCGTAACGTGCGCCACGCGGCTACTGCTGCGCTGGAAGGCGAACTTACGCAGAGCTGATTTCGGCATAGACCAAGAAATCAGCGTTTCCTTTAGC